AAAGAAAGAATCGCAAGGCGCAATATCCTACAACCCTATTGACGTGTAATAAGATTCTGGACTGCGACAAGGACCAATACTTCATCTTCCACTTCACCGACGAACTCTGCTACATTAAATACGAGAAGACACTCTTTGACACCTTCCAACGTAAGCCATATTCGCGAATCAATCTGGAATCGGATATGAAAGATTATCTCTTCATTCCCATTACCGAATTGAAATCTATTGAATGGAAGAAACCGGATGCCTACAAGAGCATTCATTCGTCGTCTATATGCCGAGATTTTCCCACGTAGAAATCTAAATAATAATATAAAATATATTTTTATATTTTTACATCACATTCACAAGTAAAAATTTATAAATTTTTACTATTAATAATCAAAATTCATTTTTTATATAATTATTTAGATTATTACACGTAAAAATCAAGATATAATGGGCGCTTATATGCCGTATAAGCATACCAACCACGGGAATATACCGCAACCAATTTAGAAATAAATAATCTCATTCAAATGTATATAATGAACCGTGTCAATACCCGTCAAGTAAGTAAAGTTCCACAAGACCCTGATAATGTGTATTTAGATTTAATCGTCACGAATATAACATCATCGGGGACACCTCCTGTCGCCATTAACTTTAACGAAAATAGAAACACTCCCGTCATCTCCAACACTGGGAAATACAATTTAAGCATTGTTCGGTTTTCATTAGAGACACAAACTCTTCCTGTATTTATTCCAGTTATTCAACCGAATCAGGCAAACCCTGACCTTACCGTGTATAGCGTCACGTTACAAGTAACAGTCCCTGCCTCCCCTGTCACCCCGGCTTCTGGATTGACATTTACCCAACAAACTTTTATTAATTGGAATCCACAATACACTCTTGCCACGACACCATCTCCCCCAAGTGCGAATCCAAACGGGTTACAGAGCGACAGTGGTGAATATTATTTTTGTTTCTCCTTCACGTGGTGGTGTAATCTTATCCTTCAAACAATGAGCGATTGCTTCGTTGCTTTAAGACTACAACTCTCATCTGCTCCATACTCTCTCACCACAGCCCAAATTGACGCGATAGTTGGTCTTGTCCCTCCTCTTATTCAATTCAATCCGGACAACCAGACCTGCTCCTTGTCGTGTCCGTCTCCCTTCTTTGACTCATTCACTATCCCGACCTCGCCCCCTTATACCCCAGTCGTAAATCCGAACGCGGTCAAGTTGTTCTTTAATGCTCCCCTCTTTAACTTATTTAGCAGTTTTCCCGCACAACTCACCAGTTTTACCCAACCATTAGGAGCAACTTTCCAGATACTCGTAAGTCCCTTTGGCGGGGCGAACCAGATTATCTATCCTACGACCGGGTCTATAATTATCGTCCCACCAGCCACCACACCTACCGCCTTTTTATACACCCAAGTCTTCCAGGAATATTCCACGATTCAGAACTGGACGCCCGTGTCCTCCATCGTCTTTACGACCAGCACCATTCCCGTCATTCCAAATCAACTCAGTAGTCCTCTTATATTCGCCGAAGGGAACATTCTCTCTAATACCAGTGGAAACAATAGTAACTTCCAACTGGTCTTGACTGATTTAGAAAGTGGAGAGGTGTGTTATAAGCCAAATCTCCAATATAGCCCTACGGCGGAGTATAGGCGTATCGCCCTCACCGGGTCAAGTCCTTTAAGCAATATCCAACTTTCGGTATTTTGGAGGAATAAACTGGGTAATCTGATTCCGTTCTATCTGGGGTCTGGGTCGTCCGCCACCGTCAAATTCCTCTTCACCAAGGTTTCGGCCATTTACGGAGAAGAGGAAGACTAAGATAGGAATTTAGGGCGAATGTTTAGAAATTTCTTTTCTTCGGTTCTATATATAATGACAGACTTCACAACTTGTTTGTTGCGTGACCCAAAACTTTCCCAGATAACTGATAAGCAGGTGTATGCCGTTACACAGGGAGCGTCTAACAGCACTTTCCAACAGTTCCAAGCCGTTTCCGCTACCAGCAGTAGTGTAGTGTTTAACGTCCAAGTTCCCAGTCAATCTATTGTAGTGAATCGCGAGGTTTATATCCGCGCCCAAGCCTTTACTTTCTTTGTGAAAATTGAAAATGGTGCTGTTGCTGATACAGTGTTTGATTTAGGTAAAACGGATGCTCTTGCGCCCTTTCCTTTAACAATGTTGTTTAATACGCTCTCGTCTCAGATTAACAACACCAATGTGTCTGAAACAGTGAGTGACATTCTCCCTCAGTTGCTACGTATGAATGATAGCCGGGAACTTTACCGCTGGAACTCTGGCACACCTACTCTCCCCGACCAAGCCTACCTCAATTACGAGGATGCTGTCCTTTCCAATAACAACCCGTTGGCAAGTCTCAGCACGGCTTCTTACGATGTGTGCCAAGTCCCCCGTGGCGCATTTGCTCCGATTTCGTGTGTCCTCCAACAATATGACCCCACTATCAGCACAATTATTCCCGTTGTAACTACTACCCCTGCCGTCATTGTTACGGCTGGTAACTACGTCATCGCCCAACTCTCGTATGACCTCATTGAACCCATCTTCTTGTCCCCCTTTATCTTCTCTAACCCTGAATACAACTTGGGAGGCCTTGTGGGTATCAACACCCTCAACTTGGTCGCTCAACTCAACTCGGGACAGCGTATATTTAGAAGTGGTGCGGTCTCATCTGGACCGACTGCTCTCACTTCCACTGTCACCCTTGGCACATATTCTGGAAACAGTAATCCCTTCCAGGGACAGACTGAGATGTTACTCAACTTCCTCTCTACTCAATCCACTGACCTTATCCCCAGTCGCTCGGTTGTTCCCTATATGTCCTATCCTCGCTACCTGACGACTGCTACTAATTCTGTCTTAGGTGGAGCGTCTGTTTCTCTTACCAGCGCGAATCTTCAACTCAATCAAATCCCGGATAAATTCATCATCTGTGTTCGTAAGCCAATGAATATCCAGACCCCTCACGACAGTGACTCTTTCTTCAAGATTAATTCCATCCAGATTTCTCTGAATAACCAAAGTGGTCTCCTATCTACGGCTACTACCTACGATTTGTGGAGGCTGTCTTGCGAGGCAGGAAGCAGTCAGTCATTCCTTGAATTCAGCGGACAAGCGTCCAACAACGACCCAGCCACCTCGGCCGGAACAACTGTTTCCACGACTGGTTCGCTGTTAGTTCTCGCACCCAGTCAGTGCCTATCTTTACCCGCAATGCTTTCATCGGGTTCAATCGGCCAGTTCAACTTCCAGATTACTCTCAATGTCACAAATCCCTACGGTGTCGCCATCACACCCGAAATTGTCGTCATCACTGCCAACAGCGGTATAATGGTAAATCAGAACGGGTCATCTGCTGTCTATACTGGTATCCTTACCAGACAGATGGTGGTGGATACGGCTACTACTGCCAATGTTCCCTCTGTGGAAATCCCCGAATACACCAGAATGGTGGGTGGTAAGATGGGTAATATGGGCGCTTATAAAAGGATGATGCCTCGCAGTCGTCTCTCTCCTGGGCCTGTAATGATGCCATCTGGTGGCGCAGGGGCGATGTCTGGCTCTGGTGTAGGCAGATACTGTTAATCAGGGAACAACGTTCCCCGAACCCCTCCTTTTTTTGCTATACTTTTTTAAAAGTATTAAAATATAGTTGTTAATATATAGAATGATTAACAACTACAATGCGAATTTAGACACGAGGGAAAACAGAGATTTGTTGAATCAGATTTATCGCATTCAATTAATCAAGGACGAATTCTACGTGCCGAGTAATATCCAGCCGAATATGTTTAGGCACGACTTGCTCTTTGGTAGGACAAAGGAAGGAGAAGGGTCTGTCAGGAGTCAAAGTCAATTCAATTTGCCCGTGGGGGATATGGGCGGATACGCTGTGGGTGGGGCATTAAGGAGCGACGGCAATTTAGTAAGTCACGAAATGAATTTTTTAGTAGATGAAATGGAACGAGGTCATCCGCTTCGTGTCACTCCCTTTTTAGGCAAACGTGGGGAATATTCTGAATCCACTGGACTGGTTAGGCGAACAATGTCGGGGGCTGGGCTAAAACATTTTAGTAAAAATGTTGGCGATGCGGAAGTGAGTATGGGGAAATCTATTATAGGGGGTGCTAATTTTACCAAGGGGGTTATTATAAAGGACAAGCATCCCAAAAATAAACCAAAATTGACAGGAAAGTCCCTTTTAGGAGGGAAGGAAAAGAAAAGTGTAGCAATAAAACCGATGAAGAAACTTACAGGACAGTTTAGCATTTTAAATAAAGTCATCTGATTTTAATGGGAGTTTTTAAATATTTATTATCTATTGTAATATTATAATAAATGTCTTACGATTATAATTTCCCCGAATCATTACGAATCGCCGACTTTAACAACAACGTGAAAGTAGGTTCTATTCCCCGTAAATATATCCAGTCGGGTAACAATGTGGCGACTGGTTTCGCTCGTCCTGCTCCGTATGAGTATGGTAGTCCCGCAATGGGCGGAGGTAAAGGGAGACGAGGTATCCAGCCATCTGATTCTTTCAAACGAATGGTCGGACAAGGTGGTAAAGTGGGGGTTAAAAAACTTACCAAGGGAACTGCCAGTGGCGTTAAGATGTTGGCGACAGACCCGGTTGGCTTTACGAATGTGCTTGTAGGGCCACCTACGACTTCTTCTAATTTCCAGGGCGACCCAAACAACCCCTTTGGTGGTAAGGTCAAAGTGGGTAAAATTGCCAAATCG